CGATCCGATCCCTGACCGCCGCCGGCAGGTCGTCGTTGATGCTGATGATCTCCATCAGCGCCCGCTCGACATCAGCGCCGAGCTCAAACGGCGCACCCACGACTCAGAGCGCCCGTACCACTCGGCCACGTCCGAGAGTGACCAGTAGCCGGCCGGCGCTCGGCGCTGCGAGCGCTCCAGCTTCCGTGCTACCGCCTCAGCGATCCGCTCGACCAGGACGGCCATCTCGGCGTCGCTCATTTGCGGCGCTCCGTGTCGCGCTCGTCGGCGATTGCTGTCATGTAACGCTTGCCAGCCTCAACGATTAGAGTGTTGATACTAACCCCCTGTCGGACGGCCTCAGCTCTGATTGCGTCGTACAGCTCGACCGGCCAGCGTACCGTGTTGATAAAAACGCCCATCTAACCCCTCCCTTGTAACAGATTGCTTGCATGTAACTGTATAATAGCGCGCGACTTGCAATCTGTCAAGCGTCACAGTACAATATTTTTGATTGCTTGCTTGCAACTATCGCCCAACCCCGATAAAATACAGTAGGGAGGCGGTTTTGATGTTTTGCGATATGTTAAGAGAGTACCGCAAGCAAAAAGGCTACAGCCAGACGCAACTTGGCGCACGCATTGGCGTGACACGTCAGGCGATCAGCCGCTGGGAAAGCGGCGCCGACACGCCCAGCCTGGAGCGGATCGCCATGCTGGCAAAAGTGCTGGGCGTGTCTATCGACACTCTGGCCGGGCGTCCTGCGCCGCTCACCTCTGACGTCCGCGTCGACCGCACTGCTCAGATGATCGACGTGCCGATCCTGTCGCGTGAGGTCGTCGCGTGCTGCGGACGCGGGCAGCCGGTGCCGCCCATGCCATCGCATTAGTTTTTTCGGAGGTATAAGAGTATCACCCAAGGCAAGTTTGCCCCCTTAGCGTCGATTCTCGCGGGGCCTTTTATGTGACAACTGCAAAAAAAAGACGCCCCGACGGTCAGTGACCGCCGAGGCGTTATTGTTAAATGGCGAGGATGATGGGACTCGAACCCACAATCGACGGATAGACAGTCCGTTGCTCTACGCATTGAGCTACACCCTCAAATAGCACCGTGAAGAAATTTGTCGCAGACGCTAAAAGCCTTGCCGCGCTCAAGTGAGCCGGTCGAGGACAGTCGATTTTACCAAGTCGAAGTATCGCCCGCGTGCGCCTCGCGATAGCTATCTACTAGATAATATCACGGATTATTTCGCCTGACAAGATATCCGCTACCGAAACCGAGCAGCAGGCCGAGGCCGAGCCCCTGCAGCTTGCCGCGGCGGACGCGAGAGCGCCACGCGGACCGCTCGACGGTGATCTCATGCTGCAGCTCGGCGAGCTGTCTCCGGAGATCGGTCTGCTGGAGCCTGACCTCATCGCGCAGCGCCTCGAGCGCCTGTTGCCGCACGTCGGCGATTTTACGCGCCTCCGTCCAGCCTTGCACCGTGTCGCGCATGGCGGCGTCGGTCAAATAGTAGCCGGCCGCCGGCGCTGTCCACCCGGCGTGGATCCGCTGCGCGTCAGGCGCCTCACTTGCCCTCGCGCCAGTCGCGCAGCAGACCAGCGAGCAGATCAGGCAGGCCGTCATCACTGACTGCCTGCACGTATGTGCGTGTCTCATCGCGTGCCGCCTCCTCTCTCGCTCGTCCGGCGTCGACAATAGCGTCGGCGCGTCTCTCGGCCACGTCGGCCGTCGTCCTGATCTCAGCAATTTTGTCGCCGACCTCATGCCGGCCGGCATCGGTCCGCAGAAGCCACCACAGCAACAGGGCAGCCAGCGCGGCGGCGACGATATACGCCGCACGGCCGTGATGCCGGACAGCTGACTCGACACGCTCGATGAGCCTGTCGAGTCTGTCGAGCCCGTCAGTCATTTTTACCCCACCGCCCCTCACTTAATCTTTTTTGCAAGCCATCAAACGCCGCGCGGATCGTCTCGGGCAGCTCGGCCTCGACCACATCGAGCAACCTGCCGCCGCAGTAGCCGCACATGGCGATGATGATCGCCGACAGCTCGCGCGAGACTGAGAGCGCGTCCAGCGCCCACGCGACGAGAGCACCGACGCCGCCGGCCGAAAAAAGACCGACGGCGAAACGCTTGAGATTAAAAAAGTCATCAACGTGCGCCCGTGCCGCGCGGATCGCGGCAAAAAACACGGCGACGAGAGCACCAATGCCGCCGGTGACAGCGATGTCGAGCAGCGTCTTATCCTGTCCCTCTCCTGGCATCGATCACACCCCCGGTCCGCGCCACAACCTCAGATGACCGTCCTCGGCGTGGTAGCAGTCGATGTGTACAAAAGTCTTGTACAGTCCCATGCCGCCAAGTTCGGGCAGGCATCCCTTGATGTAGCGGCTCAGGATGGCGTTATATACTGCCGTCGGCGACAGCGTCCGACAGTAAAAGTCCATCGCGAGCCCCTGCAGGTGCTTGCTCGTCGGTGAGCCGCCGACGCGGGCATTGTGCGAGACGCAGCGCGTCCCGCTGGTCACGATCATCGGCGTCTGCAGGATGCTACGCACTTTTTCGGCAAGGTCGAGCAGCTGCGGCCGGTGAACGTACAGACCGCAACCGCATCGGCAGGCCAGCTCGGCCCGCCGGAAGTGGACAGATAGGCGGTCCTCGCTCATGGTCACATACTCCACGTGATCGCGTCGAGCTCTTCGGGCGTCTGCGCGGCGTCGATCTGCTCGCAAAGCTCGCCCTCACGCGCGAAGCACGCCTCGACGTGAGCGATCACGGCGTCGCCGATGGCGCGCAACTGCATCGCGTCGAGCGTGACAAAGCGCCCGTCGGCGCATTTCCAACGTGTTTTAAACTCAGGATCCAGACGTGCCGATACTACTGCTGCCGTGAGCAGTGCCTGCGATCCGCGATCCGTGGCGATCGTCACGCCGTCGACCGTGCATCCGCCGGTCTCGGCCGTATAGCGCGCCGCGGCGATCTCACCACGTTTGGTCGTTTTGAGCTCATCAAACGTCGGTTCCGGCGGCGGATGTAGCGCCGCCCACTCTTCGGGCGTCAGGTAACCGTCCGGCTTGACGTCCCAGACCTCGGGATTTCCCGTCGGGCTGTAAAAAATAGGCATACTGTCTGCACCTCCTTATGCATACTCGATCAAAATAAATCCATCTCCTCCGGAGCTGCCATTGCTGGCTGATCCGGCACTTAAACCACCGCCAGAACCGCCCCCGCCTTTGACCCCGGCGGCTCCGGCGAAGATGTTGCCCTTGCCACCACCAAAGCCACCGCCGCTGCCACCGTTTTGAGTGTTACTGCCCCATGCGCCAGCAGTGCCCGCGGCTCCAGTAAAATTATACGCGCCAGTATTTGACGGGGCTCCGCCCGCTCCACTGCTACCGCCTCCAGAATAAGCACGTCCGCCAACGCCCCCCGGGGCTTGATATGTCGTGTTGTTAATAGCAATTGACGTCGTGCCACCATCAGCGCCGAAATTACCGCCGTCGCCAGAGGCACCGCCTGTGCCTCCTGCACCGATAGTGTACGAGTAACTAGTGCCCGCGATTAAAGAGGCATAAAATAGCGCCTGACCGCCCTCGCCGCCACCACCGCCGGATCCTGTTGTCGGGCTTGTGAACGCGCTACCTCCACCGCCACCGCCGCCTTTAATCGTAATGCGATAAACGCCAGTAGATGGCGCGATAAAGGATCCGGATGTCTGGGCAAAAAATAATTGAGTATAAACGCCGATATTAAGAGCGTCTCGCACATTATTCGCCAATGCTCCAACGTCGCCATTATCAAGAGCATCAAAGCCGCGCGCGGCGGTGATAGTGCCGATTGCAGCCGCCATATTAGCCCCCTGCCGCCACACCTTATTTGCCAGCGCAGATGACGCCATGCCGGGCTGCACACCGTTCCCCTGTTCTATGGCGGCGGCATAATTGGCCTGGCTCATGATGTTGGCTGAGCCGTTTGAGGCAAAACCGATAAAATCGTTAGTTGCCATTTTATTATCCTCCTAGGCAGTACGGCGCCACATGTAGACCGCTACATACGGTGGCAGCAGACTCATCGCTGCGCCTCCGCCCGTGTTACCAATCGTCACGGTGTGGATGTGAGCGCCGGCCGTGGCTACTGTCACAGTATGAGTGTGAGCCCCTGCACTGGCGCTGCTGGCATTGTGTACATGCGCGCCGGCGCTGGCCGCCGTGATCGTATGTGTATGCGCGCCGTTTGAAGACGTTGCGCCAGTCCACGCGCGAGACGCCTGAAAATTCACTTGCTCCGAATTCCCACCAACGTTAGCAGCGATATGACTGCCTTGCCCCGCAGAAATATAAAAAGCCCCACCGTATGGATGATTTCCGGTCGCGCCCATAGAGACGAGCGCCTCACTGCCATGATAGCCAGTGATATCCATAGTCCCGCGTGTGTGCGTGTGAGCGCCATTACTCGCGGCCGTGCCGCTGTGCGTATGAGCACCAGCACTCGCCACGGAGATCGCGTGAGTATGCGCGCCAGCCGAAGCCGTCGTCGCCGTGTGAGTGTGTCCACCTGCGGACGCTGTGCTGCCGGTGTGCGAGTGCGAGGGCAGCTCGGCCACAGTGATGGCGTGCGATGCCGCGCCGCCCGTGCTGGCGGCCGGATACGCCGACGAGGCCGAAAGCAAGACGCGCCCCTGCACCGCAGTCCAGGTGCCGAAGCCCAGCAGCTGCGCCGGGTTTGTGTTGATATCATACGACGTATAAAAAGCCCCCACCGGAAAGACGCGCTGCAGCACGTCTGTTTTCGCGGCGTTAACCGCCGCGGTGATATTAGGCTGGATCAGCGCCGCGACGGCCGAGGCGAAATTGGCCGCACGCATGGCCGTGTCGCCGTCATCGAGCGCATCGTAGCCGCGGGCGACCATAAAGCTGCCGATCGCAGCAGCCATTGCGCTGCCCTGCCGCAGCGCGCGGTTGTTGAGCTCGGCGCGTGCGATGCCAGACTGCTGGCCTGCCGTGCGCTCCACGTCGGCGAGGTAGTCCGCGAGGCTTTCGACGTAGGCCGCCGAGCTTGTCGCGAACTCATAAAAATTATTTGTTGGCATTGTTGTCACCTCTTACATGATGATCTCAGAGCCCCAGCTCGCCTCATCCCAGCCGCCGATCGTCGGGCTGTCGGCATCAAAACCAAAGATGCGGTCATCGCTGACGATGTACTCGCGCAGCCGCACGCCCTCGGGTTTGAGCGGGATGCGCCCGCTCGTCAAGATGTACAGCAGCACGTCGTTGATCGCGATGCCCTGCAGGCCGATCGTGATACTCATATCCTGATGATCGACGAGCGCCAGTGTGCTCGTGTCGCCAAAAGAGTCGTCCCAGATGGCCTCGATAGTCTCGCGCGTGCCCGGCCAGTTATTGCTCGCGATCTTGGCATACAGCACGAGCCGGTACACATCGTCCGCCAGGGCGATCACGCCCATGCTCGGGTCGTATTTGCCCTGCCAGTAGCCGTGTCCCCAGCCGGTGGCGACCACGTCGTCCCAGCTAAAATACACGCCGACGAGGGGCTGCTCCACGTAACGCGTTGCCCCGATCCACTCGCCCACCTGATCGAGCTGCGTGCCGATCGCTGTGTCGATGTCCCACGCCTGCAGCATCGACGTGTCGACCATGCCGACCGTCAGCGCCAGAGGCGCGACAGCCGAAGCAGTCACGCCGGTGAACTTCGGGCGCGACCGGTGCTGACTCGTGATCAGGTCGATATAGTCAGAGAGCGTCATGCTCATGGCGCGACCACCGTGATGTCGTCCACGTCG